CAAAATTATTTTCCTAATAAACATAAACTAATTTTAAAAGATTCGAGAAAAATTGGTAGGGATGAGATTGGACTATCTGATGTAGTAATAATTGACGGTGGGCATGATTTTGCCAATTGTTTTTTAGACATTGCACTATGCATAGCATATTGTAAATCAGGTACTCTTATAGTTATAGACGATTACGTTTATCCCCCGATTGCCGAAGCAACCAGCAGATTTTTAAGTTCTCTAACACCTTGTGATGAATTCATTAGTGATCCAGTCCAAGGCATTTTTTATTTAAAGTAAAACAAATAACACAAAGGAAAAGTATGACCGAAAGTAGAGCAAGATATACAAGTGCAGAAGCAGTTGAAATGGTAGGTAATCGTTTTGATTTAGTTCTAATTGCGTCAGCAAGAGTTAGGGAATTAAAAAGAGGTTACTTACCAAAGATAATTACCGATGCAAAGCCGGCTGTTACTGCTCTACAAGAAATTGAAGCCGGACATGTTGGTCGTGAATATTTGGAACAGTATAGAGATAGTAATTACCCAAAAAAAGATAAAGATAAATTTCAATAAGTTTACCCAAAATACAAGACAGCAAAGCAATTTTGATGTACAATACTTGTATTGAATGATTAAAAGGTTAGATACAGCAACATATACATACTATATGAACTGTTAGACACTGTGGTAGCATACTGGAGTGAAGCACGTAAAAATGCGAATCCTTGAAGGTATCTATTGAAGCAAGACTAACGAACCAGGCGTGATGGTCCTGGCTAAAAAAGCAGTCAACAGCTAACCTGTTATACTAGGATGTGTTCAGCATTTAAAACCTAAAATAATTACCATAGAAAGTAGTCGAAGGACAGTAGAAATACTTCTAGGCAACTAGATACTCAAGGAATGGGCGACAGATTGGAAAGACTTTCTATGTTGTTAGTGGCAGACACAAGTACTAACTAGGCAACGTGAATCATTGATAGGGTCTGAGTACTATGATTGGTCAGACCAGAAAATAAACAAATCAGTACGAACATCCTGTTTTTCCCAAAGCAGATTTATAATACAATTTTAACACACACTAATTTTTAGGATGCTTTCAGCAACTTTAATTTCTACTTATATCAGAAAAAAAGCGCATCCTGTTGCATTACACACATAGAAAGGAGTTCTTATGCAATTCGTAGAAGCAATCAACAACCAAGAAGCCCGTACCCAAAATGGTATGAAGGCACATAAGTCTACAGCAAATGCATGTGTAGACTTGTTTTACAATATCGGTGCAAGCCGTGGTAAGAACATTGTTCCGCAATTCACTGCGGCTTATGTAGAGAACTCTGACCTAGCATTGCGTATCGCCCAATGGGCACGTGATGCACGTGGTGGTTCCGGCGAACGTGAATTGTTTCGTCAAATCTTGTCACACTTGGAAACTTCTAATCCAGAAGACGCTAGCCGTTTAATGGTTAAGATTCCAGAAGTAGGTCGTTACGATGACTTACTAGTGTTCAAGACCAAGCCTTTAAAGGCCAAGGCTTTCACTATTTTGGGTGACGCATTGCGTTCACAAAATGGCTTGGCAGCAAAGTGGACACCACGTAAGGGTGAAGTCGCACGTGAAATTCGTGAATTCTTTGGAATGACTCCTAAGCAATATCGTAAGAGCCTAGTTGCACTTACTAGTGTTGTTGAAACTCAAATGTGCGCCCAATCATGGGACTCAATCAACTATTCACATGTTCCTTCAGTGGCACATGCACGTTACAAGAAGGCATTTGGTCGTCATGGTACAACCTATGCTGAATACGTACCCAAGTTGGTTACGGGTGAAGCTGGTGTTAAAATTAACGCCGGCGCTGTGTTTCCATACGATGTCCTTAAGGGTCGTATTGGTAGTAGTTACGGTCGTTCTACTTGGTCTAAGACTGAGTTAGACGTAATCCAAGCACAATGGGACGCCTTGCCAAACTTCATCGGTGACGCTAATGTGTTACCAATGGTTGATAGCTCAGGCTCTATGACTTGCACTGCAGGTAAGAGCGGTAGCTTGACATGTTTGGAAGTTGCAATTTCATTAGGTTTGTACTTTGCTGACAAGAACAAGGGTAAGTTCAAGGACACCTTTTTGACTTTCAGTCGTACACCAAAGCTAGTGAACTTGAAGGGTAATATCAATCAAAAGATTGACCAAATGAACACAGGAGAAGTGGCTAACACCAACTTGAATGCGGCATTTGATTTGATCCTTAAGACAGCATTGACTAACAATGTTCCTCAAGCAGAAATGCCAGAAACATTGGTAATCTTTTCTGACATGCAATTCGACCAAGGTGTCGACCATGATGACAGTGCTATCGAAATGATTGCACGTAAGTACAAGGATGCAGGTTACGAACTTCCAAAGGTCGTATTCTGGAACTTGAACGCCGCATACGGTAACTCTCCTGTCAAGTTTGACAAGCGAGGTACTGCTCTAGTATCAGGCTTCAGCCCTGCTGTTGCAACTGGTATCTTGAGTGGTAACATGGATGACTTCTCACCGGAAGCAATTATGTTAAAGACCGTTATGAAGGATCGTTACGATTTAGCGTAAGTTAAATAGTAGAACACGGCAGATGCCTCTACGAAAGTACGCATCTGTTCTCTAACACTCGGGTTATTCTTCTCCGTTAATGAAGGCGTAATTGCAATAACGATAATTGCACGGTGCATTGGATCTACCGCAAGGCTTCTTTTCGGAGCGTCTTGAGAAATCACAAAGGCAGAACATAACTGTCTATATAAAGATATGTAGGACAGAACCGTAAACTCAGATTGGGGCTCAGTAGTGAGAGTGGCCAATCACTAATTCTATATAGGATTTGCTGTATAAGGTCCCCAAGATCGGCCTATTAAGCAAATCCTATTTCCTTTTGTAATTTTAGTTACATTATGTGGGTAGTCAGCCGGAAAGAAAATACAAGTGCCAAATTTTCTGCTAGCATGATATCCGGCAATATATAAATCTCCACCAGTGTAATCATCATCATTAGACAACTGAATAATCAAATTCATTTTTCTTTCTTGTTGAAAGTCATCAGTGATGGCACCATCATGGTGTAGACTAAAATAATCTCCTTCACCATAAATCTTTATTTCATATGGCTCGATAAACACAATATCATTTTTTACTTTGCTAGCATGAAGTGTCCAAGCACCATTTAATAGGTCATATATACTATTGTCATATCCAAACACATTCATGCTTTGATGTACTTGGCAAGTTGAAAATTCTGAACCGTCGTTTACATTGGATTGTCTTCTGTGCAGTCCAGATGCATTTGAATCTTTTGCATACTTTTTTAAGTTATCAGCCATAGACTCTACAATCATATCAGGCAGTTCGAATATGTTATTGTAATCAATGATTGGTGCATCCGGGGACAATGCTGATTTAGGTTTATATTTTATTGGGTACATATCATATTTAGTACTTGACATTAAATGGAGAAGGTATTATAATATGAGTATGAATAAATTTAAGATATACTATACTGACCCGACAGATAGCAAATGCTATTCGTGGGATTGTGATACATTAAGCGATTCACTTTTGTTAACAGAAACATTCCGAAAGAACGGTATGACTTTTGTTACAATGGTTAGTGAGAATGTCAATAGTGTGGGCAAGCCCGGCGTTGACAGTATTAAGGATGGTGTATGCCCGGACGGTGTCGCCTATACATGGATGAAAAGAAGGAGCCAATAATGCCCTGGATTGAAAATGTAGCGGCCGCTGATATCCCTACTGGATTTCATCACAATGCCGGTTCAAATAGTATGTTGATTAGTATTGTGGACCCGGCTAGTTGGAGACCTGAAGCCAAACATCAGTTTAAAGAACGTCATAATTTTGAGTTCCTAGACATTGAAGAAAAAGATTTTGCTTTAGACGAAGAAATGAGATGTAGTCAAGACCAAGCTAATGAACTTGTTCGTTTACTTCAACATGCCTTAGAAAACAGAATGAATGTTGTTGTTCATTGCTATGCCGGAATCTGTCGTAGTGGTGCAGTATGTGAAGTTGGAGTTATGATGGGCTTTCAAGATACTGAAAGATTCCGTAGTCCTAACTTGCTTGTCAAGCACCGTATGATGAAAGCACTAGGTTGGACATATGATGAAAACGAACAGCCGGACCTAGATGCTTGGCAACGATACAGAGGTATTGAATAAAAAAGGAATGTATTATGTTTTTATGTAAAGAAGAAGCGTTAAAGATTTTAGAAATCATGGATAAGTTTCCAGATGCCAAAAGTTTCGAATTGTTTTGTGATGTATCATCTGGTATTGGTAATATAACCACACTTACTGTTTACACTGAAGTTAATGGTTACGAGGGTCAATTTAAAATTGAAATTTCCGGAGTAGAGAATTGGTAACACCAAAGTTATATGTATTAGTTGGAGTTCCGTGTTCAGGTAAAAGTACTTGGGTAGACACCAATACGTTTACTATGGCATGTGCCTGTATCTCTACCGACAAGTACGTAGAGCATTATGCCAATGAAGTAGGAAAAACCTATTCAGAAGTATTCACTGAGTTTATGCCAAACGCAGTAAAATTAATGACGGATGAAGTTATTGTTGCACGTGAATTAGGTCGTGATATTGTGTGGGATCAAACTAGTACTACTGTAAAAAGTCGTGCTAAAAAACTACACATGTTACCTAACTACCATGCAATTGCTGTAGTGTTCCCCACACCGGAGCATAAAGAACTTACGCGCCGATTGACGAGTCGTCCTGGAAAAGAGATTCCCGATCATGTTATCTATAGTATGATTGGATCTTGGGAGGAACCTACACTAGAAGAAGGCTTTGATGAAATTTGGATGATAAATAATTAATGTTTGTAATATTATATAATCCCGGCGCCGGAGGACATATGGTATCATCTGTAATTGATAATACAGATTACACAATGAATATATCACCTAAAAATCCAAAATTATCAGATATTAAATTAGTCCACGAATCAGTAAGACGTCAGCTTCAAAGAGTATCTGGTGCATCTGGTGTTGATAATTTACCTAAGAAATTAGAGTTATTGGATCATTGCCAAACTATATATAAATCCATAGCACTACATGATATATCATTGTTTTTCGATGATTATACAACAGGTAGTAAAATGCCTCAATTTGATTATATTGTAATTGATGACAGTGAATACTTTGAACTTACTACAAAAAGAACATTAGATATTACTGTAAATAAATTTGGTTATTTAAAAGTTCATTCAATTTTGTTAGATGAAGATTTTTTAAAGACTAGAAAGAAATGGTTATCTAAAGAGTTTCTAAGTAGTAGAGGTATAGATAAAATAATACCATTCAAAGAAATTTTAAATGGTAATTTGATAGAAATTTTAAAACAATGGACTGATGAGCCGTTAAACGAAGAATTATATCATACATGGTTATCTAAAGTTAAAGAATATTTTTTAGCTTGACGATAAATGGATACTGTGCTATAATTACAGTATTGTTAAATTAAAAGGAGAAAGTATGCCAAGTGTATTTTTAACAAGTGACACACACTTTGGTCATGCCGGAGTGTGTAAGTTTACAGAAGCAGACGGTGTAACAAAGATTAGACCATGGACTGATCCAGATGAGATGGATGAAGAAATGATTAAGCGTTGGAACAATACTGTTAGACCAAACGATAAGGTTTATCACTTAGGTGATGTAGTTATCAACCGTAAGTCATTATCTACATTAGCACGGTTAAACGGTGATAAAGTATTAATTCGTGGTAACCATGATATCTTTCGTGATGATGAGTATAGAGTATATTTCCGAGAGTTACGTGCATATCACGTGATGAACGGAATGATTTTAAGTCATATCCCGTTACATGAGGCTAGCTTAGGTCGTTTTGGCGTGAACATTCATGGTCACTTACATTCTAACAGAGTAAAGAAGGCCAGAGGAATCGATGCTAAGACAAGTGCAACATTATACAGTACTGAAAACGATGTTCGGTATCATTGCGTATGTGTTGAACAAACTGATTTTACACCTATCTTATTTGAGGATGTTATCAAGCGAATCGAGGCAGAAGGTGGTGAAGTAGGGTTCAAGTCTGGCAACGGACCAACCATGTGAATAGGGCCCATATGGGCCCTATTCCTATAAATATATAATGTTGAGATTTTTAATTATATTATTATTCCCACTAAGTGGTGTTGCAACAACTACGGCTGTATATAATTCAACAACGGATACTGTAATTCAGGGAAATCTTTGTTGCGGGAAAGTTAGTAT